CTGTGACGCGATTAGTTAGGTCGGTGATGATTGCTTCGAGCTCGTCGATGCCAAGGTTAGTTCTCGCTTGTGCCGCGTTGGTCGCGCCGGTGCCACCCTTGTTGACCGCGATCACAGGGAGGCGTGCGCTAGCGAAAATCCCGGAGGTAATCTGCGCTGTGGACCGTGTGCCGGAGGTGATGTCCTCGGCGAGGAGGTCGCGCGACGTATTAATTTCTTCGTAACCGTTGCGAATCGGTGCGGTGCCGGGGACGATAGGGAACCCAATGGCGGCGGCGGCGTCCCCTGCGGTCATCGTGTGGCCCTCATTCCGTGTCCTCAAAAGTATCCCATGAAACACTTGCAGGGATCTGGTCCCACTCAATACCGGTCGCTATCAGGTCGAGCGCTGCGGTGATCACCGCAACAGTGTCGCCTGGTATTGCGGTCAAGTCTGCGACGGATCCTCCCCCAATTTCTGTAAGGTCTGCAACAGTAAAGTGTTCAAGCAGCGGGGAAAGCCACGTCGTTACCAGACTTGTTGTAATGTTGCGCGACACGACAGACATTTCGGCGGCCGGTAGTTTCCACTCGACCGACACGAGAAAGCCGTTCTGGTCGAACCCGATGGGGGGCGTTATTGTGACGGGCTGGCCTGGGGTCGCCGTATAGGTGGACACCGCGTCGACGTCGATCGTGCGCCCGCGCCCTGTCATCCGGTCTAGGATGCCTTGGGCTGCGCCTGGCCCAGGGAAGACGGTGTCGTCGTGGCGCAGCACAGACACGCATCGGGGGATTGTGGCACCGGCAAAGTCGTAGGCGACCTCCGGGACGTTGAGTGCGTTCGTCCAGCGGTACTCGACGACGACAGCATCGAAGAAGACCTCGGAATTATACGCCATCGTATCCTTGTGGGCCAGCATCGCGTTAGTGGGGCTGATATTCAGGGCGCCGGCGCTGACTGTTTGGCGGGGGGTCAGATACCATTTGCGGTTCTCATCGGCCCACACTCTCAGAGACGCTGCCTCAAGAAAATCATCCAAATAGTCCCACGCTCTTACGCCTGGATCCCAGAGCGTCGCTGGTTGCTCCGCTACGGTCCCTGTGGAGCCTCCGGGCTCTAGGGTCGCCCCGTAACGATTGAGGACCGCCTGGACGATTGTGGGGATGCTTTGCGTCCCAGGGTCGAGCGAAGTGCCTGCGATGAGGGCGTCATTGATCATCACAGACTCATCAGAGGTCGCGTTTATTGTTAGTTTGCGGTCGTTAGTGTCTAAAACTCTCTCGGTAATGTAGAGGTTGAAGGTTCTTGCTTGAGAGGCTCGTCCCCTAGGGTTCCAGGAGCCGAATAAGCGGTTAGTGATAGACGATGGGGTGACGCCTCCGAAGTCGGTGATAGTCGACACTGAGCCTCCACCGATGGTCGACAATGTTGCCAGACTCCATAAAATCCCAAAATCGCGGCGAATTTCCCCTGAAAGTCGTAAAGATTGCGCTGTTATATCCAATAAGTCGACGTCTGACGCTGTGGGAAACTCTGCGGTAAGGGTCATTTCTGCGTAGGGCGCCCTTGACTCGTCAAGACTGAACGTCGCCTCGAGCACGTCGAGAGTGATGCCTAACGGTTCCACAGTCGCGGTAATGCTGTGCCGGTCGACGACGGTCGCCACTAGATAATTTCCCGATATTCCATGTCGACGATCCAGTGATTGCGGTCGTCGGTGAGGTCTAGTGTCATTCTGCCGTCCCTCGCAAATCGCATACCCACCTGGGGGATATCTGTGTCCGCGAACTCGTAGGGGACGCCCTGGGCGAGTGCTGCGAAAGCGTCGACAGCGTCAGCCCTAGCGCTAAAAAATAGTTTTAGGGTGCCGTAGCGTTTGCCGTCGACCTCAAGGCTTACGTCCTGCTCTGACTTTCCCACAACGTCGTGATACACGTTCCTGGAGTTGCGGGCTGTACTGTACTCCATGACAAGATCGGGCTGGATAGTGTCACCGTAACCCGTAATTGTTGCGGTCATCGGACCACCCTCACGTTGATGTCCACGGTCTTCCCTGTCAGGCCGTTGATTGCTTTCTGCGCCGCCTCCACCTGCTTTTTAGCCTCTTGCTCGATGTTAAGCTTTGGGGTGACGTCGTTGCGCGCAATGCGCCCGTACTCTTCGCCGGTACGTTCGACGCCTTTTATTTCTTCACCGATTTGCCCGTTGATTTCCCTGCGCAGGTCAAACACGTCTAAGGCAATATCGCGGGCGTCTTTCTGGACTCCGTCCTGCTCTCGTAGGAGCTTAAGGGCGTCCTGCTGGTCCTTAAGCGTGAGCCCGGTCACCTCCTGCATTTCGTAAACGCGCCCTGTTTGGTTGTTCAGAGACTCGAGGTGTTCGTCGTAAAGGTCGCCTATTCTACCCTCGACGACCTCTCGGTTTTTTCCCAGGTCAAACATTCCCGCGGCGAAAGTGACAAGGGGGATGCCAAGCTTGTCCGCAAACTCTTGCGCCTCGTTTCTTTTCTCCGGGTCCCCTAGCAAAGCCTCCACCATATTGAGTTTGTCCTGCTCAGTGACGAACGTCGTGCCGGCCTCAAGCATTTGCGCCACCATGTCATCGGTTGCCGCTGCCAGATTGTCTGCTTCTTCTTGTGCGTCCTGGAGGCTCTTAGTAATGAAGCCGATTCCCGCGGCGGCGGCGAGGCCGGCCGCTGCACCTGCCGGTCCAAACCCCGAAAACATTGACGCGGCTGCGCCTTGAAACCCGTCAACGATGGACTCGGCGGATCCGTCAAAGCTTGAGGCGAGCGCCTCCGCTTCTTGGGTGCCGACCTCCTGCATTTTCTTTGTTGCTTCGCCGCCGTCCTGCTCCATCTTTTGGAAAGACTTGCCCACGTCTTGTCGCATATCGCGGGCTTCTTTTTTTGTCTCTCGTGCCATGTCCGCAAAGCTGCGCTCCAGCTTGTCTGAAGCGTCGTCGCCGTCTTTTCCGACGTCGTCAAGCGCGTCGCTTACTTTGTCGAGGGCGTCCTCAATATCGCCCATTCCTCTTTTGACGTCGCTCGTGTCCGTGGTGAGATCCAGGCGTGCGCCGGCTACCATTAGCGGCGTCCTTCCACTAGGTCAAAGAGAGTACGGACCGAAGTCTGTACCCATAGGGAGAGGATCCGGGGGACCGCTTTTCGTGCGGCGGGATAGAATAGATAGCCTTTTTTGCGGCGAAAGTCCAGCTGGGCAAAGACGTTTCTTACTTGGGTGTATTGGGTGCCGGCGCCGTTAGTGAAGCTCACGGTCGCCTTGTTTGCGGTAGCACCAAACTCGAGTCCTTGCCAGTTAGTCTTCCCGGAAAGGCCACCCGATAGAGGTTGCCCGGTGGTCGCCGCTGTCAGAGTCACTCCCCTATTGCCCACTGTGACCTTCGCTGTCTTTGCTATCAGTTTGATTCGTGCCTTCTGAGTTTTCCCTCCGGTAGCGTTGGAGGTCTCGAGTATCTGCTGCTTCCAGATTGTTGTGATTGTGTCCTTGCTTGCCTTGTTGATTGCTTTGCGTATTTCCGGCTCGGCCTCCCTCAAGGTGAGGACCAAAAGCTGGATCTCCCTCGAGGCGAGAGCGGAGACGTGCAACACGTTAGGCCTCGACGAGTGCGGGATAACCTTTGACAGGGAGGGTGACGGTGGTCGTCGCGTGTGATCTGGTGGTGCCACCGACGGACCCGGGGACAATGTGCAAGTCCATCGTGAACGAGGGTCCGCTGCCAGACTTAGGCTTAAGCGTTGTCGCTATGGTGGAGCCTTGGTTAGCGAACAAGAATCGGGCGAGGGAGGTCGCTGAGTCCCAGTCCTGAACGAAAGCTACCGTGAGAGCCCAGTCGGTCGACGACGCCGGGAAGTTGTCGTCTGGCTTGAGACCGTGAAAAACGGTTGTGCTTGTGCTGGGTTCGAGTGTGGCCTGGGATGCGGCCGGCGCGTAATCGTCGCCGTCGATGGTAAGAATTACGTCGTCAAAATAGAGGGGGGTTGGGGTGATTATTGCCATAAGGGGGTTCTCCTGTTTCCTAGTCGAGTTGGATGGTTGCGAGGGTCGTGATTTCGTATCCCATGTGACGCTCC